ATCTTCGCCATCTGCTGGAACTTCGTATACAGTCAATTCTGAATCACCGTATGCACTATTAATGTGTTCTATATCATCACATTCCCACATGTAGTAATCTTCTCTTGGTGCAGGGATTTGCTCAGGGTCGTCATGTTCTGCATTTTCGTCAAGATCTTCTTCACCGCCCCAGTCATCAAATGATAAAACTGTGTCAACTAGTTCACCTTCATCCATACCTATTGTTTTTGTTACAAACTCATTGGTAACTTCACCTATTACTGTTTCGCCACCGTAATAACCGCTATCTATTCTAAATCTTCTTTTTGCCATAATTTCTCCTTATAATTAAAATACATCTCCTAAATCAACCACTTCGGGTATTTTATTTGCTTCTTTCACAAATAATACACTTTTAGGAACAGCCTTTTGTTCTATAGGTGTTACTAATAAATGTCCTTGCTTTAATTTTGGAAAGAACCATTTGATGTCTTGGTAATAATTTGTAATAAATACCTCTTCTATTTCTGGTATCTTATTATTCATAGGATTAAAAACAGGAGTCTTAAATCCTCTATTATTTAAACTTGTAAGTGGAACTATTTCTATTTCTGTGTGATAGTCGTCATCGCAAATTGCTATACTCCAATCCATTGGCATTTTTACTTCATGCCCGCCAATGTTTAGAACAACTGCTGGTGAATAAAAACTTTCTAGAAAAATTAATTCTAGCCAATAGTAGTCATAAAATTCTGGGTCACTAACGTCTAATATGCAGTACCTGAGATCGTTGACTTGATCAGGTACACTATCTAAATCATAGACATCGTTTTCAATTGTTAGTATATTCATATCTTCTCCGTAAACATAATTATAGCACCTTTATTTTAAAAGTCAATCTATATTTAAATATATTCTATTTTTGTAACCTTGAACGGATACTCTGCTTCTCTGTAAAATTTCTTTCTTTCTGTTAAATGTTTTTTACTGTATTTTAATGTGCTAGTAATATCAAACACATTTACAAAATCTTTGTCTTTGGCTTTTCTTATGCCCCTACCAATACTTTGTATAACCCTAACAAAACTTTTGCCTGGCTCTATTAATACTAGATTAAATATCCTTGGTATGTTAATACCAACTGCCGCTACACCATAAGTAGCAACAATTACTTTGCCTTCAGCCTCACTGATTTCGTCATAGTTTTCTTTTCTTTCTGCCTGTTTCATGCCGCCACTTACAAATACCCAGTCTGGATTTTGTTCTATTAACAACTCGCCTGTTTTTATTCTGTCTACTAAAATTAATGTATTCCCATTGTCAGTCATGCCATTAATTAGTTGACTTATAAATGCTATTCTTTCAGGATTAGTTGTTATCCATTTTAGTTCTTGTGCATAGTTACTAAAGCCTACATGCGTATCTGCTAACTGTAAAACATTAACTTCTAAGTTAGATAGCACACCTTTATCCTGCAATTCTTTAGCACTTAACTGTCCAATTACTGGACCAATTGTGCTAGTCATTGCAACTGCTTCGTGTTGATCTTTAGGTATAGTTCCTGTTAATCCCCAACGAATTGGCACATTAGAAAACACACTACTAAGTAATTGTTTTAGTACATCTGCTTTTGCTTTATGTACTTCGTCAATCATAATACACACAACACCGTCAATGAATTCACCTATATCAAAATCTACTGCTTCTTTGGCCTTAGACTTTTTATGTAATATTTCTAAACTTTGCCAAGTGCAAATTGTGTGTGTTTTATTGTATTCTTTTCTATCCCCGTAGAAAACACCAACATCAAGTCCTAAATGCTTGTAGTCCGCTTCTGTTTGCGTTACAAGGTCCTTATTTGGCACTATCACTATTGTTCTACCATACTTCTCGCATTGGTGACTTAGTGCGGCCGTTACTAGAGTTTTACCAGCACCTGTGGCAATCTCTTGAATACATTGTGGGTTTGCTAAAAACTTGTTAATTATTTCTACTTGATAATCTCTAAGTATAATTGGTAATCCTTCTGCAGGGTGTTTCTTTGGCCAACTGAATTCTTCATATGTATCTTGCTTTACTTCATCAAAGCCAAAATCCCATTTTTCTCTTTTATCATCAAGTACAACTTCGTAGCCTAATTCAGTTACTACAGGAATAAGTTGATCTAATAGATTCAAATAACTTCTGCCACCAACATCACAAAATCTCACATAGCCGTCCCAACGACCTAGTTTGTATGCTGGCATGTGATATGCATATGGCAAGAAGTATTTGCAAGTGTCAGATAGTTTTCTGCGTGTGGCTACATCTAAGTCATGAAACTTGATGTTTACTTCATCTCTAATTTCTAATCTTGTTTGTCTAGCCATAAAATTTATTATACATTATATATGTGTGTTGTCAATCTATTCATAGTATACTTTTACAAATTTCTATGCTTCTTCTGTTGTATCCTGATTGCGATACTGAGCCAAATCCCAATGAATATCCTGTGCTGTCTTGCTTATGATATGGCAAATAATAATGTAACTTTTCTATAGTTGCTACAGGTCCAAAAACAATTATGTCAACACCGTTGTTGTACAATTCTTTACCTCTTAAAAAATCTTCGTATGATGCAATTTTAATTGTTATAATATTATAGTCCTTAACTATGTCACATACTTCTTTAACATTCTCTGTGTCGTCTGGTAATATAATACACGATATAAATTCTGCTGATTCCTCACAATGTGTTTTAAGAGTTTCGATGTCAATTTTATTATCCTTAAATCCTACAGCAAGTCCTGTGGAATTAGTATTTGATAATGCATTTATTGTGTTCATCTCTGCATTATTAACAGTAATAACACAATCTTTATGTGCTAACATATTATGTCTAAAGTATTCTCTTGCAGTCATTATTGCTGTAAAGATATCGTTGCTATTGTTAGTAGATTGAAATGTAATATCGAAATATCCTGTTAATGACAGTATATTTTTTCTTATATCAGACACATCAATATCCTTTTCTAGGTTATCATAAAAATATGAAAAGGAAACATTTACTTCTGATTCTAGTACTAATCTGCTTGGTGACTGATGTAATGTTGCAAAGACATTTTTGCCTTTTGCGTTAGGTATTACTTTAATTTGGTGCCATTTGAGATAGGATTTTAGTACATCTTCTAGAGTAGACTCAACAGATTCGTCGAGTGATAGTACAAATTTTTTGTTGTCTTTGAGTTCGTGTATTGATTCAAGTAAGTCATCCAATATATCTAAATTGATATATCTTCCATACCTGCTGTCCTCAATTTCACTATGTGTCCTATCTGCCATTGTTTGGTGTCTAATCCTTTCATTATACCGAGATACTTATTTCGTAACAAACCAAATTGATTAGCCAATGATGTTAGTGTAACTACTTCATCATCGCCGTCTACATATTTGTCTGCATCTCTAGAGGTTAATTGTCTGTTATAACTTTCTAAAAAGTTTCTAAATACTTTACTGCGTGTTTTACGCAATTGAATGTTTATGTGTTCTAGTATTGCTTCTATTTCTTGTAATTGATTAAACCGGTGTTCAGTAATGCCAGGTAATGCGGCACTATTACGTTCCACATTACCCCTAATATAACATTCTTTTTTTGCTTCATCTAATTCTGCTTCAAAGTAGTCTATCGCATCTACTATGTTACTTAAATTATCAGAAACTTTGTTATACCATCCTGCCATTACTAATCCCAGTCTTCCTCTTCGTCGTCATCGTCTTTATAGTCCACTTCAAAGTATTCTTCTATGGCTTGGCGTAAATGCTTGTCGCATTCGTTTATACCTACTTCGTCATAGTCAACCATTCCGTGTTCATCAAAAACTCTAACTAAGTTTGCACAAACCTCGTCACGTTCTTTAACGTTTACAGAAGGCTTGACACATTCCCAAGTCTCAATTATTAATGCTAGATCTACAGTCATTCAACATTCTCCTCGTATACTGAAGGGTCGTCAATTTCATTCTCGTCAATATCGTCATCGATATCTTCTACTATTGCTTTTGGATTTTGACCCCATTCATCTATAATTACCTGAAGTTTATCTCCAGACCAACCTTTTCTGAACTCTTTGATTTCTTCACCAGTAACCGGAGATACATAAGAAAGTTTGTTACCAACTTTTTCCACAATGCCTTTTGCTTCAAGCATTTCTAACATACCACTGTAAGGGTCCATTCCAGTTTCATATGGAATCTTAATTTGCACACCTTCAAAAGGTTTGCTGTATCTGGACTTCATAACTTTACAAGCGGCTCTAATACCTTGTACCGTTGATACTTTATTTCCGTCTGCATCTTCTTTTAATTTTAGTTTCTTGATAGCAACTACTATGCTACTTGCGTACACAAAGCCTTGTCCGCCACTTATTTTATCATCTGGGTCAAACATATCCTGTGATGCATAAGTGTGGTTTGTACACACTAAGCCGATTGGGTATGGTGCTAATTGGTTAACAGTATTTCTAACCAATGCTGTAAGAGCCTTAGGCTTACGACCCATGTCACCTTTCATGTCACCTTTTTGAAACTGATCTACATCTGTAGGGGTTAGCAACATACCCAAACTGTCAACAACAAACAGTAATTTAGGCATTTCGTCATACTCTAAATCACCGTAGTTTGCTTTATAGTCTTTCATAAACTCTGAAATAGATTTTGCTACATCATCAATCATTGACACACTAATCTTTAATAGTTTTTCTGGACTAGTGTCAACGTTTAATGCTTTGAGCCAATCTTCATCAAGAGCATTTTCTGAGTCAAATAACACAACTTGACAGCCATGGTCTTGTGCGTTTCTGACTAAATTACCTGAACAAATAAAACTTTTACCTGAACCGGACTCACCAGCGAACACACTAACTTTACCTAGTGGTACGCCTTTGTTAAAATCACCACTGATCAAATAGTTGAGTGTGTGGTTTCCTGTGCTGATCCAATCTACTGGATCGTGAAAACCGGCACTAATACCACTAATACTTTTAGTGATGCCGGTTCTAAATTTGCTTAAATCAAATGGTTTTTGCATTTTATACTCCGTATATATTCCTTTCTTTTAATTCTTCGACTAGTTTCTGTGCCCATCTCTCATGCCCTGCTTCATTGGCATGGCCTCCGTTAATTTTAACTTCTGGAAATTGTCCACCCATAATCCAGTCCCAATAACTTGTTTCCATATAATTGTTTTTATCTATTGCATTATATAATGATATATCTACTGGGTGATCACCAGACCAAAATTTTACATCTTCGCCTTCCAATGGTGCCTCATCTTTTGTGTTAGCCATTACGTCAAACATTAGATATGGAATGTTATTATTTTTGCATATATTTTCACATATATACAATGTCCTATATTTTTGTGCTAATAAGTCTTCTGCTAAACAGATAGGTAAAAACTGTTTGTATGTTTCATACCTTTCTGAGCCTTCTGTCATTTCTGGTGCTCTCCAACTGTTCACTAAATTATAATGATAAGAACCGTCATCGTCAAAGCCGTCTGCATATTCAAATCTACCCAAACAAGTCCAACCTAGTATAATTAAATCTGGTTTAGTATTGCCTGCTAAGTATTCGACTAACAGTCTTTCAGTTCGCATAATACTAGCACCAGGTTGGCCTAGATTAACACATTCATCTATTTCTAATAGTTGTCTTAGTTTCTCTGGGTAAGCCTTGTAAATTGATTCAGGACGATTATCGCCTTCGCCGTATATTTCTGAACCAAATGTGTGGCTATCACCTATTGCTAATAATGTACTCATTTTTATTCCTTAAAAATGTAGCCATACTAGATCTTTGAAGTAAACAGGACCAAGTATTCAAATCCCTAAGTATGGCTACCGGTCATCAACAATTACTGTTGACGATTCCTAATCATCTGCAGGATGTCATCTGCGGATGCTTTACCAGTTTCATTAGAAGTGTTTTCGGCAGAAGCACTTACTGTTTCTGTTACTGGTTCAACTGCCGGTGCAGGTGCTACAGGCTCAGCCGCTGGTGCTGGTGCCGGAGTAGTTTCTGCTACTGGAGTTGCTGTAGCCTGAGCCGGTGCTGAAGGTGTTTGTACCTTAGCAGGTGCGGCCTGGCCAATAGGTCTAAAAAAGTTACCGTACTTATCGTTGTCGTAAAGTTCGCCATTTACAGAATCTTGGAACATGTTGTAAATAACATCTACTTCCTCTGCTGTCGGCTTCTTAGGTAAAAAGTCTTTAAGATCAAATAACCCATGTGTATCAACTGCGGCAAGTTCATTCTCATCTAATGATCTTTCTTTTCTTGCCCACTTACTTGTTGAATAGTCAGCATACTGACCTTTTGTGGTTTTTGTCAATCTAAAGTCTGTACCGTTGACGTAATCTGTTGGAATATTTTCCATATCTGGGTCCATTAATGCACCCTTGATAATGTTGAATATTTGAGGTCCAATAATGAATCGCCTAATTGGATTCTCTGGAGTTGTGTCCTCTTGTAGTGGACTATCTACTACATACCCTTGGAAAATGTAACTTCTCTTTTTCCAATACTTACGACCCATATCTTCTAGTGAAGGATCTTTGAACCAAGGTCTGATTTCGTTATGAACCGGACATTGTTCTCCCCACATTTCCATACAAGGTACTTGTACAGTTGTAGGTTTCATATCACCACCCTTTATGCCAGGGAACTGTAAACGAATCATTTGTCGTTCAGTCCAAAAGAATGTGTTATTGGGGTCTCCGTCTGGAAGAAATCTTAGTGTTGCACTAGTGCCCTCTGAGATGTTCCAAAATGGGTAGATAGCATTATCGCCACCTGTTTGTGAACCGCCTGGTTTAGTATCCATTGCGGCTAGTTTTGCTCTAATTTCAGCCAATGTTGCCATGTTTTTCTCCTTGTTTGCCATGTCGTGTAAACATAAATTCTTACACTTGTTTGCCTATTATAATGCCTTTTGAAGTTGAAGTCAACCTCTTTTTGCCATGTTATGTAATCTAATTTAAAATTTCTTCTAAATTAACTTTACTCTAATATATATCAGATTTAACAGATTTTGTTTAGTTTTTCGGTAAAATCAACAAATTCTACTAAATCTTGGTCTATATTACTTTCTACTTTCTCGTTTACTTTACTGATTAATTTCTTAACCATGTTTACAGTAAATTCGTCAAGTTTCTGATCTTTCAGAATCTTAACTGTTGTGTTGTTGATAAATTCTTTTAAAATCTTATCATCAATGCTTTCACTAATTGTATTTAATTTGTGTGCAATTTCAGATTTTTTATTAGGAAATTCAACAGCATCTTCGTTAATTGCTGGTACACTAAATCTATTATTTTCAATAGAATTTTCAATGTATTCTGCAACTGAACGTTGAATATTAACTAATCTATTAATGCTAGGAAATGCAGATTGTACAGTATTGTCAACATGCTTTTCTGTGAATAAACTTGATAAATCTTGTTCATCTTCGCTTAATGTTAATGTGTTCATAGCATCAATTGTATCTACTGCTTTAGCATATGATTTTGCTCCACTTAATTGTTTTAAGTTTTGTCTCATTGTAGATATTGATTCTTTTGCTATTTGTACATACTCGTTGTTTTCTTCATTAACTAAACCTTTTCTGTCTACATATCTAACAAACTGTGATAAGTCTGTAATATTTTGTACCATTTCATTAATGGAATGACCTACTTGGTCAAAAGGATTACCGCCGTTATGTACGTGACGTGCCATTGCTCTGGCACCTGCTAAACTTTTATGAGGTAGTGCAAATCTTTCATCTGCACGTTGTATAAAGATTTTAGATATTTGTCTGCTACGTGATCCACGTACTTCTTCGTTGACAGGTTTAGTATGTCTTACAACTATTTTTACTGCGTCTAATGGTTGGTAACTTGTTTTGGTGCTACCATACATTTTTCCTAAACTTGCTTCTGTAACTTCTGATTTCACTTTATACTCATCATGTTTTGGTGTTATATTTTTGCCGTATATTTTATATTTAAAACTGTATAATCCGTTATGGGCAATTTCTTTTACACCTTTATGTATTTTATTTATGA